CGCAGGTCCCGTAACAGTGAGTGCATGATATGGCTTTTACATTTACAACTTTAAAAACAGCGATACAAGATTACACCCAGAACACGGAAACGACGTTTGTTAATCAATTGCCGACATTTATACAAAACGCGGAAGAGCGTATTTTAAAAGAAGCTCAACTAGATTATTTTCGCAAAAACGCTACCGGGGTAATTACTTCTGGAAATAAGTTTTTATCTAAGCCAGATGATTTTTTAGCGCCTTTTTCGTTAAGTGCCGTTAACAGCTCAAATAACGATTTTTTGCTGTACAAACACGTTACGTTTTTACAGGATTACACACCAAACCCAGCTACCACAGGTACACCGCAGTACTACGCTGATTTTGATGATACAACTTTTTTAATAGCGCCTACCCCAGATCAAGGGTATTCCACAGAAATACACTATTTTTATCGGCCTCAATCTATAACCGCGACTAGCGATGGGACAAGCTGGTTAGGTACAAATGCTACTCTAGCAATGCTTTACGGCTCTTTAGTTGAGGCATATACTTTTATGAAGGGAGAGCAAGATTTGTTGACTCTATATAATGGAAGATTTACTGAAGCTCTGCAATTTTTGAAAAACTTGGGTGAAGGCAGAAATTCTAGGGATGAGTATCGATATGACTCATTGAGAAGAGATGTTTCGTAATTATGGCTATAACAGAAGCAATGTGTACATCATTTAAACAAGAAGTGCTTGAAGGGGTACATAATTTTAAATCCTCTGGGGGTCACACGTTTAAAATAGCTTTGTATACATCGAGCGCAAGTTTAGATGCTACAACCACAGCTTACACCACATCAAACGAGGTGAGCGGAACAAACTACGACGCAGGGGGATTTACTCTTACAAATAAAAGCCCGGAAACAATAGGAACTACCGCTGTTTGTAGCTTTGATGATGCTTTTTGGAATTCGTCAAGCATAACCGCTCGTGGAGCGTTGATATATAATTCATCTCAAAGTAACAAAGCCGTTTGCGTGTTAGACTTTGGAGTTGATAAAACGAGTAATCCAGATTTTAGAATAGACTTTCCGGCTGAAACAGCAACCGGTGCATTAATAAGGTTTGCATAATGGCTAATACAACATACAGTGGCTGGAGTAGAGGACAATATTTTTCAGGACCATGGGGTCAACCAGTTGTTGATTCTGTTCAAGTTACTGGTGTTCAAGCCACCGGTCAAATTGGTTCGGTTAACACATGGCTTCCAATTGATGATTCACAAACGCCTAGCTGGAGCACGATAACTGACTTACAAGCGCCTAGCTGGGCGCAAATAAACACAGCGCAAACACCTAACTGGAATGATATAGCGGCTTAAAGGACAGGCAAATGGCAAGTACATATGTAAACGATCTTCGACTAGAAGAAATAGCTACAGGAGAGCAAAGCGGTTCCTGGGGGACAACGACTAATACAAATTTAGAGTTAATAGCGGAAGCGTTTAGCTACGGAACAGAAGCAATAGCTAATGCGTCAACACATACTATTACTGTTGCTGATGGAGCTTCTGACGAAGCCAGAAGCTTTTATTTAAAATGTACTGGTGGCGGTCAAGCTTGCACAGTGACCCTTGCACCAAACACTTTGTCCAAAGTTTGGATAATAGAAAACGCAACCAGTTATACACTTACTTTTTCTCAAGGAAGTGGCGCTAATGTTGTAATTTCTGCAAGTCAAGTAAAAATGATTGCAACTGATGGGGCTGGTTCTGGAGCGGCTGTTTATGATTTATTAATAGATTTAAGCCTAGAAGATCTAACACTTAAAACAGGTGATGGTGCTATTTTAAACCTACAAACATCTGACACCACAGTAACTTCTGGCAGTGTTTTAGGAAGAGTAGATTTTAAAGCTCCAGATGAAGCTGATGGTACAGACGCTATATTATTAGCTGCTTCTGTTGCGGCAGTAGCCGAAGATACGTTTGCAGCGGATAACAACGCTACTAAATTAAGTTTTCAAGTAGGCGCAAGCGAGACAGCCACTGAAAAAATGCAGTTGAGTAGTTTAGGGCATTTAGATGTTACCGGAGATATAACCGGGGCTAGTATTAATGCTGACGGAGACACGAGCGCAGGTGATAACGCAGCAATGGGTTATACCAGTACCGAAGGGTTAATACTTACAGGTCAAGGCAGTACCTCGGATATTACTTTAAAAAACGACGCTGACGCTACAGTATTTACTGTTCCTACTGGCACGACGGGTGTTTTATTTCCAGATGACAGCGTTGCTAATTTTGGTACTGGTTCGGACTTACAAATTTCTCATAGTGGCTCACACAGCATTATTGCAGATACTGGGACAGGTAATTTAAGAATACAAAGTAGTCAAGTTGACATTCTTAATCCAGATGCAAGCGAAACAATGGCTACGTTTGTTCAAGATGGCGCGGTTACGCTTTACCACAACAATTCAGCTAAACTTGCTACAGCCTCTGGCGGAGTAGATGTTTCTGGTTCGAGCAATACTCAATTTACGGTTACATCAACTGGAGGAATCGGTTCTATAGAAGTTGGCTCTGCTACTAGTAATCAAGCGTTTATAGATTTAAAAACGCCTAGCAGTGATGATTTTGACGTTAGGCTTGCTTCTGATGCAGATGGAGCAGGCGGTAGTTTAGCGATTGCTGGCGGTACATTTACTCTGTCAGGAAGTGGTGAAACTATGGCTACTTTTGTAGATGATGGCGCAGTCACTCTTTATCACGATAATTCGGCAAAAATTGCAACAACTTCTAGCGGAGTAACCGTTACGGGTACAGTAACCGAAACCTCTGATCTTAGATTAAAATCAAACATTGAAACAATTGATAGCGCATTAGATAAAGTAAACCAAATGCGAGGCGTTTATTTTGATAAAGAAGGCGTTCGTTCTTTAGGTGTTATTGCTCAAGAAATGCAAAGCATTATTCCAGAAGCAGTAGTTGAAGATCAAACAGAGGACAAATATTTATCTGTTGCATACAGTAGCTTAACTGGTGTTTTAATCGAAGCCATTAAAGAACTATCGGATAAAGTAAAGGAACTAGAGGCTAACTAAATGGCAAGTTCGTATACAAGCAACTCAGGGATAGAAAAGCCAGCCGAAGGCGACCAGACAGGTGAGTGGGGCGATACGGTCAACACCAATATGGATATTATTGACCGCGCTATCAATGGAGTTGGTGCAATTACCCTATCTGGAACGACACATACACTAACCACTACTGACGGTACGCTGAGTGATGGCGGGTACAAAGTGCTTGTCCTTGGTGGCTCTCCTAGCGGTACAAACACAATAACTATAAGCCCTGACGACCAGGATAAAGTTTACATAGTAGTAAACAGTAGTGGGCAGACTGCTACGTTTACTCAAGGTTCCGGGGGAAATGTTAACGTCCTTAATGGCGACACTAAAATTATTTACTCTGATGGTGCAGGATCTGGCGCTGCTGTTGTTGACGTAACGGCAAACTTATCGTTTTCATCCGTTAATATAGATGGCGGTACGATTGACGGTGCGGTTATTGGTGGAACTACTGCTGCCGCTGGGACTTTTACTACTCTTGATACCAGTAGCACTGTTAACTTAAATCTAACCACTGACTCATCAAGTTCAACATCAGGAGCTTTAATTGTTGACGGTGGTGTTGGTATTGCTAAAAAGTTATATGTTGGCACTGACGCTGATATAGACGGCACATTAGAAGCCGACGCTATGACGCTGAACGGGACAGCCATTACGACAACGGCTACGCTATCTACAGGAATTAGTAATACTAACGTGCCTGTATTTACTAGCGGTGTAGCCGACGATGACTTTTTACGGGTTGCCGGAACGTCTATAGAAGGCAGATCAGCAAGTGAGGTTTTATCAGACATAGGAGGCCAAGCCTCTTTAACCTTTGGAATATCAAACACTAACGCAGTCAAAATAGATAGTGCTAGTGTAGCGGATGACGAATACGCAAGGTTTACTGCTGATGGGTTAGAAAGTAGAAGTACAGCAGAAGTCCTTTCAGATATAGGAGGTCAAGCCTCTTTAACCTTTGGAATATCTAATACCAATGCAGTAAAGATAGACAGTGCAAGCGTAGCGGATGATGAGTACGCAAGGTTTACAGCAAGCGGGCTAGAGAGTCGAAGCACTAGTGAGGTATTATCAGATATAGGCGGTCAGGCATCTTTGACTTTTGGAATATCTGATACCAATGCAGTTAAGATAGACAGCTCTAGTGTGGCCGATGACGAGTATGCAAGATTTACAGCAAATGGGTTAGAAAGCCGAAGTACAGCAGAAGTGCTATCTGACATAGGCGGTCAGGCATCTTTGACTTTTGGTATATCAAACACTAATGCAGTCAAAATAGATAGCGCAAGTGTGGCCGATGATGAATACGCAAGATTTACTGCTAATGGATTAGAAAGCAGGAGCACCTCAGAAGTCCTTTCAGATATAGGGGCATCTGCCGCCGCAGGTTCTAGCTCTATTGTGACCACCGGAGCCTTAGACGCTGGTAGTATCACTTCTGGTTTCGGAGCTATTGACAACGGAACTTCTAACATACGAAGTGCGACAATAACAGCCGAAACTGCTTTTGTTCCAGACACCTCTGGTGGTGCTGACTTAGGTACTACTTCATTAGAATTTAACGACCTTTTCTTAAATGATGCTGGTTCCATCCAGCTTGGTGATGACCAAGATGTAACAATTACACATGTTGCTGATACAGGCATTACTTTGAACGATAAAGATATTGCAGGTGTTAGCAGCATAAACTCAGGGCAGATTGGTGGTCGAAGAAACGTAATACACAATCCAAACGGTGCGGTAAATCAACGTCATGGAACGGCTGCTAATGTAGATATGAACACTTATGCTATGGATAGGTGGCGTTCTTTTGGTGGTGGCACAGGATACGGTCAATCATTCCTTACAAAATCAGATGCAGGTGAAGGTGACGGATACTACATCAGATACCAAAGACCGAACGGAAACTCAACTACGTTTGCAACAGGCATAGCTCAAGGCTTAGAAAGTGTA